TAGCATCTTGTATGCCTTCTAGGATCATACAAAGGATTTGGAAAATTGATTTCATTGATATCTCCGATAGTTTAGTGACCCATTCGGCATCACTAAACTATTTAGTCAATTTCTATGTTGCAGCACAACAAACTCAGGTAATGTGATCCTCATATTGTATTTTTGCCAAGATATAGTCCTTGACCAGACTGGAACGGACGATATCATCTGCTGTAAACTCAATCTTGGTGAATGCCTTCATATGCATGGCAATATCAAAGAATTTCAGAATACCTGATACATCGTTTTTCTTCTTGTTCAGGTCTGTTTGTCGGTAGTCACCGCACCAGATAATCTTTGAACGATAACCAACCCGTGTCATAACGGTATCAATCTCTTCAAAGGTCATATTTTGCATCTCATCCACGATAATGATGGCATCGTCAAATGACATGCCCCGGATAAAACTGGTACTGATAAACTCAATGTGCCCTTGCTCTTCTAGTCTATCCCATGAGTCCTTACGACCAAATAGTGTCTCGCATATCTGTCTGTATGGTTGTTGATAGATTTCCATCTTTTCGTCTACATCACCAGGGAGGTGACCAATCTCACGGCTTTGCACCGCAGACCTTACTACTATGATTTTGGTGAAAGGATTTCCTTTATCAAGGACTTCTTCTATTGCTTTGTATAATGCACAGAATGTTTTGCCTGTACCGGCAACACCGTGTAGTGCGACAAAGTAATCTTGTCTTCTATATGCATCAAAGAATTTTCTCTGATTTTCTGTTAATGGTGTGAATGTCTTTAGGTCATCAATCCGTATTCTTAATTGGTTACTTGATTTAACTGTTGTTTTGATATCCACTACGGTATTGGATTGTTTTCTGGCCATTAGAGTTTTCCTAAAACGTGTGATTTATGGATTTTACAGGTGCACCATGCGTTATAAAAACTTTCACTTAGTAGTGCATGTCGATTGAATATCTCAAAAGTTTCCCAATAACTACATGATGACCTTGTTTTACAAAGGTGTAGAATCTCCCTTGTGAATATGCCCTCCCCTAGTAATTTAACTTCTTCTTGCAGTTCAGTATTGGAACCCCAATAGGTAAGCCAGTCACTTGATACTCTTGACTTTTTCTTCTTACCTTTGACCTGCCTAGTTTTGGATTTGGTAAAGAATTTCTTACCAATATACTTGCGACCCGTTTGGGTGTTGGTGATGAGATATACAAAACCGAAATAGTCTTGTATATCTTCTTCTTTGAATTCTGATGGTGTGTTATGATATAACCAAGTCATTAATAATCTTCATCTTGTTCTATTTCTTCTTCTAAAAGATATCCTGAGCAGAATGGACAATACCTAGGATTATCTTCACAATCTTCTATATCATACTCTATCTTATACTTTGAATCACACTCTGAGCAATGGTGTTTTATTATCATTACACTCTACTTATTTTATTTTTCATTGATGTTTGCCAATCTTCCATGTAACCAAAGGTAGGGTCATCCTTGATGGCGTTGAAGGTATTGTTCAATATCTCTTGATCAGTCAAACTGAAATCCAGAGTACGACCATGTGGTTGTGCCACATGGAATATTGTGTCCATGTATACTTCTACTAAGTTTCCTTGCGGATCAAAGAAATACACACTCCATGCATTGCCGTGATCCCAAGGACGAAATCCCTCTACTCCGTAGTCAGACGCCTGTTTGGCCATGGTGCGTAGTTCGTCTAGGGTACTGACTTTGAAACTGAGTTGCTGCATTACTGTCACAGGTTCTCCTACGGCTAGAACCAGTTGATGATGATTATCTTCACTGCCACTTAAGAACACTATAGGTGTGTTGTTCATGCGAGCCAATAGACCACGGTCTGTGACCATGAGTCCTAGAACTTTGGTGTAGAACTTTTCCAGTATTTCTATGTCTTTGGTGAATAGTCCTACATGAGTTAATTGCGGTATCGCCATTTTTCTTTTTCCCAGTTTTGTATGTATCGTATATCTTCTTTTGTCAGTTTTTTCTTTTCATACTGAACACATATAGATTTAGCGCAATAGGTACAGGGATCAGAGAAATCTGATGCTTTCCATTTAGTGCATATTAATTTATAATATTCAGGTGCTGCAACATCTTGTGATATCAGAAGACTACTTAGTAGCACCACCCCAACCATTTTGGGTGATATCAAACATCGTACCATCCGGTGTATGATACTTAATTTCATAGAATGTGGTTTCATCGGCAACTTCTCCCATAAACCACATTGCTCCCAACTTTTCTACTTTATCTTTTGCTGCTTGTATATCATCTACCCAAAAACCTATGTGGTGTAGGCCCTCATAATATTTACCTTTTGGACCAGCCGTTTCATTTGTTTTATATCTCAATAGTGCTACATTGATTGTACCATCACTAAGATAAACACCATCTGCTAGTGTGCTATGTGTTTCACCAACTTTCTTCATATCAAACGCCTGCATATAGAATTCAGCCGTAGCCCATGGATCTTTACAACTAATTGCTATGTGTCGAAGTTTAGACATGACAGGCACACTTTATTTCATAGTCTGCAATTGCCGCTTTAATCGCATCTTCTGCCAATATGCTACAATGTATTTTGACCGGAGGTAAGGCGAGTTCTTCTGCAATCTGAGTATTCTTAATGCTTCCCGCCTCGTCAAGAGTTTTACCTTTGATCCATTCTGTGACAAGAGAACTAGACGCAATAGCCGATCCACATCCGTAAGTTTTAAATTTAGCATCTGTTATAATACCATCTTCTACTTTGATTTGAAGTTTCATTACATCACCACAAGCAGGAGCACCAACCATACCAGTACCAATATTATTATCGTCTTTTGCAAAGGATCCAACATTTCGCGGGTTTTCATAATGGTCTAGCACCTTTTCTGAATATGCCATCTCATACACCAAACGATGAACCGCAACCACAAGTGGTGACGGCATTAGGATTTGTTATAACAAATTGTGAACCTTTTAATTTGTCATCAACAAAGTCAATTGTTGCTCCTTCTAAATGTTGCATACTTGCGGGATCAATCAATACAGTACCTATTTCAAAGTCTTCATCATCTTTTTCTGATTCAACTGTAAAGTTATAGTTCATGCCAGAGCAACCACCTCCACTAATAAATGCTCTAACATAGTTTGCATCTTCTTCATCAGACAGTATCGCTTCAATTTGTTTGAATGCTGAGTCTGTGACCGTTAACATTAGGCTACTTTCCCCCACACTTCATCCCAAGAACCACTCAATGCGCCTTTGGCGTAATCGGTTGCGCGGTTCTCAAAAAAGTTGGTGTGAGTAGGTGCGTTAATCATTTCTTCCACCCAAGGTAGTGGATTGCGCTTGACCTTATATATGCCTTTCATACCCAAGCCAATCAATCTACGGTCAGCGATGTATCGGATGTATTTCTTTACATCTTCTGCTGTTAGACCTTCCATCGGTCCAATACTGAATGCGAGGTCAATAAACTTATCTTCTAGTTCAACCATTCTTTCTGCAATAGAGTAAATGGATGATTTGAGTTCATCGTTCCATATCTCGGTGTTCTCATGAATGTAAGTCTTGAACAGTTTCATCATAGACTCGGCGTGCATCGTTTCATCAACGATTGACCATGTTACAATCTGTCCCATGCCTTTCATCTTGCCTGTGCGTGGGAAGTTCAGTAACATAATGAATGAAGAGAACAACTGCATACCTTCTGTGAATGCACTAAACACCGCGATATGGCGTGCGGTGTTTTCTTTAGAACCATTCTTACTTGCAACATCAAGGACATAATCGTGCTTGTCACGCATCTCCTGATATTCCATGAATTGGTTGTATGTGGTGTCAGGCAGACCTAATGTTTCAATCAAGTGACTATATGCAGCAATATGTAATGCCTCACGGGCTGCAAAGCCCATCAGCATCATTCTTACTTCAGGCTGAGGGAAATAAGGGAGGTAATTATTAACATACCCACCAGCTACATCAATATCCCCCTGAGTAAAAAACCTAAAAATATTAGTAAGGAACTGTTTTTCTTCATGTGATAGTTTGTTCTTCCAGTCTTTTACATCCTCAAGCATAGGTACTTCGGTGTGCAACCAATGCGACTGTTCATGCTTCAGCCATGCAT